CGGGAACAAGTTTTATTGAATCAGCAAATTTTAAAACAGCAGCTATATTTAAAACACGTTTAACAAATGACGAATTAGCACAATTAACAACTATATAATGAACATAGCAAAATTAAAATACGCAGACAAAGAAACTGCAATAGCTGATTTATTAGCAAAAGGAGTTTATATTGAAACTGAAAACCTTGACAAAGAAATTACTTTATCTTACGGACAAGGAATTCAAGCGGTTGTTGAAATTGGTTTGATAATGTTAACGCCCCCCGTTATGAATGGAATGGAAGTTGTTACCGAGCCAATATATGCAGACGGGTATAATTACGATGTTATGAGTATTGACAAAATAGACTTTGGAAGTGCTGAAATATTCCCTAAAAATTGTTGTCATTCGTTTGCGGGTTACGAACAAGACGCAGACGGACCAATTGACATTTTAAAATTGCATTTAGGTAATGAGTAGTAAAGAAAAAATAGACTTATTTTTGACGAAGTGGTTGTCGCGTAAACTTATGATTTTGACAATCGCTTCGTTTGGGTTATTCGCTGGGAAAATAGAAAGTGCGGATTGGGTTATTGTTGCAACAATGTATGTTGCAATTCAAGGCGCAACCGATATTGTGGAACGTTTAATGAAGGCAAAAAATGTCAACGAATGATTTAAAACTTTACGCATTGAACACCGCCACAATGGCTTTGAGTTTCACCAATATTGAAAACACTTTGAAGATTGTTCTTTTATGTATTTCAATCATTTACACTATTTTAAAAACAATTGATTTGTTGGCAAATAAAAAAAATAAAAATGAAACTGAATAACGAAGGTTATAAGCAAATAACAAAGCATGAAGGTTTGGTTTTAAAACCTTATTTATGTCCGGCAAAAGTTCCAACAATTGGTTACGGAAATACTTACTATGAAGACGGAACAAGGGTGACAATGCTTGACAAATCAATCACAAAAGAACGCGCCTTTGAAATGTTTAAGGAAATAGCCGACCGATTTGCCAAAGCGGTGTCGCAAAGCGTGACTTCAAGCATAACACAAACCCAATTCAATGCGTTGGTTTCATTTGCTTACAATGTAGGTGTTGCAAACTTTAAAAAATCAACATTATTAAAATTAGTCAACGCAAATCCAAACGATCCGAAAATCAAAAACGAATTTATGAAATGGACCAAAGCAAACGGCGTTGTTTTAAATGGTTTAATCAAAAGAAGAAATGACGAATCTAACACTTATTTTGCGTTATAGGGACGCTATTTATATTTCAATAATACTTTTATTGATTTTGTTTCGAAGTGACGGGAAATCGCAGAAAAACGACATCATTCAAAGCGAAAAGAAAATAGATTCAATTCAATTTGAAATCAAACAATCAAAACAACAAATTCCGTCTTATGAAAAAACGAATGTTGATTCTATTAATCATTTTCAATCTACTGACTTGGAAGACTTTTTGTCAAAACGATACAATCGTAAAAATTCCAATTGAATATGGACGAAACATCGTCAAAGAATTGATTAAATTTGACGTTTGCAAAGACCAAGTTAAAAAGCAAAATGCGTTTATTGCATTATTGGAAGCAAAGCAAACCGAACAAAGCACAATAATTGAAGCGCAACGCAAATTGTTGGTTGACAAATTTCGATTTTCCCAAAATGTTGGTGCTTCTTATTTTGTGAACACACCTTTTTTATTTACGAATTTAAACTTTGGAACATCAAAGACAATATTTTCATTGCAAATGAATATTCCATTTAATAATAAACCGCATTTAACCTTTAATTTTACGCATAAATTATGGCAAAGCAAATAAATTCAAGCAATAAAATCGACAAACCGAAGAAGAAAAGACCGGGAATTCACGCAAAATCAAAGACTTCCAAATTAAAAAATTCAAAAAATTATAAAAAGATATAAATTTTTTGTATATTTAGCACCATAAAAACAATTTATGGATTCAAAAATTTACTTCGACGACATCGATTTTTCAAAAAATCACCTTGAAAACTTTCAAAACATCGTAAAAAAACACAACTTAAATTTATCTAATATTGAAAAGGACACTTTAAGACGTGCTTTAAAAAGAAAAATCAAAACGCGTGGCATTGTTGACGCGTGTCAAAACCTCAACATTGACGACAAGAACGTCAAACATTTGTGGGTTAAGGACAAAAATTCTTCTTTGTTCGTAAAAAATCCAAACTACATTGAGCCGGAAATACAAGAATTTGAATTGTTATCCAGTGCATTAATTGAAGACATCAAACAATTTGCGCCTACATTTCCTAAAATAGAACGTCAATATACAAAAGACGGACATTGTTTGGTATTGTCACCGGCGGACATTCACATTGGAAAATTATGTAATGAGTGGGAAACGGGCGAAAATTACAATTCAAGCATTGCAATTCAACGAACGTTGGAAGGAGTGCGCGGAATCCTTGACAAGTCGTCCGGCTTCAACATTGATAAAATTGTTTTCATTGGCGGAAATGATATTTTGCATATCGACAACCCAAAACGGACCACAACAAGCGGAACACCGCAAGACACGGACGGAATGTGGTATGAAAATTTTATGTTGGCAAAGCAATTATACATTGACATTTTGCAAACTTTGGTATCAATCGCGGACGTTCATTTCGTTTTCAATCCTTCAAACCACGATTATACAAACGGATTCTTTTTGGCGCAAGTGATTGAATCATATTTCAAAGATTGCGAAAATATTACATTTGACATTTCAATTTCACATAGGAAATATTTCAAATACTACAACAACTTAATTGGATCAACACACGGCGACGGGGCAAAACTTGAAAACCTTCCTTTGCTTATGGCTTCGGAATCTTCGCAATGGTCAAACGTGAAACATAGATATATTTACACGCACCATGTTCACCATAAAATTGCAAAAGATTTTATAGGTTGCACCATTGAAAGTTTGCGTTCACCAAGCGGAACGGATTCGTGGCATCACCGAAACGGCTACCAACACGCACCAAAGGCGATTGAAGGTTTTATTCACCACAAAGAATTCGGACAAATAGCACGATTGACACATATTTTTTAAACGTTGCTTATTTAGAATGGTTATAAATTAGCATTTTTTTGCAACTTTTTTAATAATAAATTTTGTATTAATCAAAAAAGTATTAATTTAGCCACATCAAACAACAACAAAATATCAAATTATGAAATTTTTACACGTAGTAATCGACCAAGACGGCAAAGTAATTGAAACGCTTTATTCAGCAAATAACAATCCTAAATTTTCAATGGAATGTTTGGCAAAAATAAAAGGTGGCGAATACAAAATTTTTAATAGATAAAACAAATAACAATTAAAACAATTTTTATGAAAACTTTATTATCACGAATCAAACCGGAAATCGCAGAACAAATTCAAAAAATGTCAAATCCTTTGTTGGCTTATGAAATTCTAAATTCACAAAGCTATTGGACGGAATTAACATTGAAGCAGTCATTTGATTTAATGCTTTTATTGAATTTGAACACTATTGAACAAGTCATTAACATTTTTGAAACACCTACGAAATAATGAAATCAACAATCGCCTTTTTAGTGTTGGCAACCATAGGAATGCACACGGAAAATTTTTACGTTATGACATCGACTTTTATTTTATCAACTTTAATATTTTTAAAAACAATCAAAAAATGAGTAAACAACTTTTCGAACTTATGAAGGAACAAGAATCGTTCCCAGTTCAATTTGGAAAAAAAGACTACATTTCACGGGGCAAAGAAATCGTGAATTCAGTTCTTGAAAGTGGCGACATCGACAAAATCGAGTTTTGGACGAAGGTTGCAAAGATTAAAGAAACCATTAATGCAATGGACGCACAACTTCGTGAATCAATTTCATTGTCCGAAAAAACAACTTTGAACGGCGTTGAATTCAATCCAACAAACGGCGGGTTTGTAATCAATTATGACGAAGACGAAATTTATCGCGAATTAAAAAAGGATTTAAAAGACCGCGAGGAACTTTTAAAAATATCGCAAAAATCCGTAATATTTGACGCATACGGAAACGAAGTTCCAAAAGTTGGAACAACACCAAGAAAAAATTCAATAACCATTAAATTTTAATTAAAATGAGCAGACAAGCCGAATTTCAAACAACAAGTTCAAATCCAACTAAATTATATTTAGAATGGAAAAGTGACGACAAATGCTTTGCGTATTACGACAAAGAAAAAAAGGAAAACGTTAAATTGGCATTGCCAATGAAGTTTTTGACACTTATGGAATTTCACACAATCAAAGGTTGGAATGACAAAAATCAATCCGGAGTTTATTCGAATGAAGTCAAATCAATTGGCAACGACGAATTGAACGTGCGTCTTTTCAAAGGAAACCAAAGTGTAAAAGGAATTTACAAAGAAATCAAAGAAACCATTGTTGCAATGGGCGGACATTACACAAAGTCAATTTATGCAATGCTGGAAGACGGAACACTTGCAAATATTAACATCAAAGGAAGTGGCGTTCAATCTTGGGGTGATTTCACACAAAAGACGCGTTCACGTTTAAGCGACGAATGGATCGAGGTTGCAAACGCAATTGAATTGAAAAAAGGAAAAGTTAATTATTCAATTCCCGAATTCAAATTCGCAACGTCTTTGAACGATTCACAATCTAAAATGGCTGACGAATGCTACAATAAATTAAAATCGTACATGGACGGATATTTGTCAAAGCAAATGGAAGTTAACGAAGAACAAATTGTGAGCGACGACAACGACATTTCGGATTTATTTTAATGAACAAAACCTTTTCGGTCGTATAGGTTAAACCGATTTTTTAAAACTAATGAAGTTATGATACATAATGAAGTAATTAAGCACATTTATGACTTGACCGGCATTAATGTGAACACCAAGTCAAGGAAACGTGAAATCGTCGAAATGAAGGCGGTTTATGCAACGATTTTAAGAAGTAAAAATCAAACCTTTCAATCAACTGGAAACGCAATCGGTCTTGGTCATTGTTCTATTTTACATTTATGCAAACTTTACAAAGTAATTAAGAACGAATATTTAACTGAAATTGAACAAAAAGTTTATATGTTGTTAAGTGGAATGACAATTGAATTTATTGAATTGCAAAATGAAAAAATCAAATTGGAAATAAATAAAATCAAAGAAACCGAAAAGAAAATTGATCCATTCTTTGAAAAATTGATTAAACTTGCAGAACAAAACGCTGACGTTATGTTCAAACTTGAAACTTTTTACAAAATTAATAATCAAATTTATAACAAAAATGAATCCTAAAACTTACAAATCTATTCCGTCACACGTTCGAAAACGTGCAATTGACAAAATGAACAAAAAAACGCAAACAATTTACAATGCGATTTTTTATCAACTGGGGAAACTACCTTACAATTTTAATGAAACAATCAAAAACGAAATTGACAATGAAATCAACAACCTTAATGCAATCAAATCAAAAATCTAAAATTGAAGAAATGCAACAATTTTATAATTGGTTAACAAAAATACAATCCGTACATTTGAATGACAATAATTCAATTATGAATGCGTGTGAACGCGTGACGCAAAATCAAAATTTATTTATATGCGTTTCCAAAAGATTAAAATTTTTGTAATCGCTTGAAAATTTCGAAAAATTTGCGTCTTTGCGTCTAATATAAAAACAATTAAAAATGAACATTTCCGTTTTCAAATCACTTTATAAAAGTGACGACGTTCCCTTCGAGGTTGACGTGTTGAAAGTTTTAGCACGAATCAAAAATGGCACGTCAAAAGATAAAATTATTAAAATTCGCAAAATGAATGATTGCGAGGAAAAAAAGAACTTAAAAAATTCTTTACTTTCAATCCTATTCAATGGAACTTTTTCAGCACGAAACGACAATTCATTGATTGAACATTCCGGACTTTGTATTTTGGATTTTGACAAATACGAATCCATAGAAAAACAAAACGAAGAACGCGAAAAACTTATGAAATGCGAATTTGTGTTTTCGGTTTTTGAATCACCCAGCGGAAACGGATTGAAAGCATTGATTCGAATTCCTAAATGTGACAAAGAAACACACAAACGTTATTTCAAATCGTTTGGTGAATATTTTGAAAGCGACTATTTCGATTTTAAGAATTCAAATTTAAGTCGTGTTTGCTTTGAAAGTTATGATCCAAATTTATATATCAATGAAAAAGCAAAAGTTTGGGAAAAATTAACCGAAGAAGAAGGGCATTCAGTATTTGAACGCAATCCAATATTGCCATTGACGGACGAAGACGAAATCATTCGTCGTTTGTTGAAATGGTGGGATAGTAAATTCGGTTTCAAATCCGGTGAACGCAACAATAACCTTTTCATTTTAGCGATTGCGCTTTGTGAGTATGGAATAAACCAAGATTATGCGTTCAATTATGTGAATGCAAACGTTGTGTTCGGTGATTTTTCCGAAAACGAATTGTTGACGCTTTTCAAATCGGCTTACAAACGTGCCACTTTTAATTCAAAGTACTTTGAAGACGTTAACAAAATAGAAAGAATCAAATCGAATTTGTCAAAAGGAATCCCAAAAAAAGACATTGCAAATTTGCTAAAAATCGACGAAACAATTATTGACGAAGTAAAAGAAATAAACGACGACGACGACTTTTGGAACAAATTCGAAGATAAAAAAGGAACAATCACAATCAAAATTGATTCTTTGAAATATAAATACTGGCTTGAAAGAAAAGGATTTAAAAAATATTATCCCGAATCGGCAACCAACCCGACGTTTGTTCATATCAAATCAAACAAGGTGACGCAATCGAGCGTTGATATTATCAAAGACGTTGTGTTGAAGTTTCTTTTGGAACGAAACGAAATCGAGGTTTTCAATTTTTGTTCCAAGTCGGCACAATTATTTAGTGACTATTATTTGACAATGCTTGAATCAATCGAATTGAAAATGATAAAAGATTCAAGAAACGAAGCATTCATTCCGTTTCAAAATGGCGTTGTAAAAATCACTAAAAACAAAGTTGATTTAATCGACTTCATAGACGTTGACGGCTACATTTGGGAAAACCAAATAATAAACCGCGATTTCGTGGAATCAAAAGACATTGAAAACGATTTTAAAAATATGGTTGCCAAAGTTTCTGCGGACGACGAAAAGCGAATCAATGCGTTGGAACACACACTTGGATATTTGATTCATTCATTTAAAGACAAAACGGACCAAAAAGCAATCATAATAAATGACCAAGAAATTGACGACAATCCAAACGGCGGGTCGGGCAAATCATTAATGATTTCCGCGTTGTCAAATTTCAAAAAGGTTGTAAAGATTGACGGCAAGTCGTTCGATTCAAAAAAGGGCGATTTCGTTTATCAACGTGTCACGTTGGACACTCAAATTTTAGCATTTGACGACGTGAAAAAGAATTTTGATTTCGAACAATTGTTTTCAATCATTACGGAAGGAATAGCAATCAATCGAAAAAACAAAGACGAAGTATTTATTCCGTTTGAGCGTTCACCCAAAATCATAATCACGACAAATTATGTAATCAATGGAAGTGGAACATCACACGACCGAAGAAGACACGAAATTGAATTCTTCCAATACTTCAATGTGAAAAGAAATCCATTGACGGAATATGGACGTTTATTGTTTGATTCTTGGGAAAATAGCGATTGGATAAAATTTGACAATTATATGATTTCAAATTTAAAAAAATTCTTGAAAAATGGTCTTGTTGAAAGCGTTTCAATCAATGCGGATATAAAACGTTTGATTCAATCAACTAATAAAGATTTTTACGACTGGGTTACCGACGGGAATTTACCGGAAAACGTTCGTGTTTATAATACTGAAATAATGGCTAAATTTACAAACGAATATAAGTCATTTAATTTAATGAATTCAAAAACATTCTTGAAATGGATTCACGAATATTGTAAATTTAACGACTACGAAATTGCAAAAGACAAAGATCATATCGGAAGATATTTTCAAATTAACACCGGAAACAAAGACAACGAAGAAGTTCCATTTTAAAAAAATAAATTATGACACATTTTGACGAAGTTTTGGGATTCAAAGAAGAAGCCAAAAAAACAAATTATGAAATTGATTTTGAATTCATTCAGCAATTAGCCGAACGAATGGATTCAAACAAAAACAAATATCAACCATACAATTGGCAAAAAACAATTGACGTTGAAAAATTGAAGCAGTCATTGTTTCGACACGTTGTCGAAGTAATGAAAGGAAACTTCAAAGACGAAGACCGCAAATTTGGACATTTGGAAGCAATCGCACTAAATTCAATGTTCATAAATTATCAACTTAAAAATCAAAATAAAAATGACAATGAGTAATTTGCAACGAATCCAACGAATTATGAATTTTTACTATAAGCGTGGGTGCAACAAAGAATCGGTGAATAAATTATATTATAAAATTTTAAAACAAAAATTCAAATGAAACAATTTTTATTTTACTACTGGATTGAACGAAACGACGAAGCGCAAGACCGCGAAATAATTATTCAAGCAAAAGACGTGAAAAACGCGGTTGATATTTTCTTCAATATTTATCCGTCCGCAAAATTAAGGTCAATTGATTGTTTATGATTTTACGCGACTATCAAATTGACATTGTAAGCAAAGGCAAAACGATTTTGAAGCAATTCGGAATCGTTTACCTTGCAATGGAAGTGCGGACCGGAAAAACCGCAACCGCCTTAACAATTGCAAATGATTTCAAACGGGTTTTGTTTATAACCAAGAAGAAGGCAATTCAGTCGATTTTGGACGATTTCAGCTCTTTAAATTATAAATATGAACTTGTTGTCATAAACAACGAATCATTGCATAAAATCGACGGAAAATTCGATTTAATTATTTCGGACGAACACCATAGAAATGCAACTTATCCAAAGCCGAATTTGTCAGCGAAATTTATTCGCGCTAATTTTGCAAATCTTCCAATGATTTTTTTATCCGGTACGCCGTCCCCCGAATCTTTTTCGCAATTGTATCACCAATTTTGGGTTTCCAACAATTCACCATTCAAAAATTATAAAAATTTTTATGCCTGGGCAAAAGATTTTGTGACAATTCAAGAAAAAAATTTCGGTTATGCAATCATAAAAGATTATTCAAATGCAAATTTTTCGAAAATAAACGATTGCGTTTCAAAATATTTTATTAAATTTACCCAAAATGAAGCGGGTTTTTCAACCCAAGTGAATGAAAACGTTCTTATTTGTGACTTAAAACCAACGACAATGCAATTGATTAACCAGTTGAAACGGGATTTAATTATTGTTGGCAAGGAAGAAGAAGTTGTCGCGGACACGAAAGTGAAACTTATGCAAAAGATTCATCAATTGTGTTCGGGAACAATCATATTTGAAAGCGGAAACGCAAAGGTCATTGACGATTCAAAGGCGCAATTTATAAAATCAACGTTTGCAAACAAGAAAATTGCAATCTTTTATAAGTTCCAACAAGAATTAAACGCGTTGAAAGAAGTCTTCAAGGATTCCTTGACAACTGATTTGAACGAATTCAATTCAACAAATAAATGCATAGGTTTACAAATCGTTTCCGGTCGTGAAGGCATAAGTTTAAAAAACGCCGAAGTGTTGGTTTATTATAACATTGATTTTAGTGCGTTGTCATATTGGCAAAGTCGTGACCGACTTACAACAATGGATCGAAAATCAAACGACGTTTATTGGATATTTTCAAGAAACGGGATTGAAGAAAAAATATATAAAAAAGTGATTGACAAAAAGGATTTCACATTGAAACATTTTAATACTGAATTTTTATAAATTAATTATGTCAAAATTAAAAAAAAACACCTATTTTTGATATTTTCAATTTATATGTTATTGGTTATGAATGCGCTTCAAAGGAAATTAAAATTGTGATTTGTGAAAAAATAAATGCGGACACTATTATTTCAAAACATCACTATTCAAAGAAACCGACAAAGAATAGTTTTTTGAATTTTTTAGTGTATTACAAAGGAAAAATAAGTGGCGCTTTGCAAATAGGTTATGGAATAAGACCAAAAGAAAAAGGCGAATTGAATCCCGACGAAATAAGGGAATTTGATAGAATGTATTTAAGCGACGAAATGCCGAAATTTTCGGAATCAATTACAATATCTTTGTTGCATAAATTTTTAAAAAAATGTTATCCAAATATAAAAGCGTTGATTTCTTATTCGGACACCAGCGTTGGAAATTTTGGAACAATATACAAGGCGTCAAACTATATTTTGATTGACGATATAAAAGCGGATTTTTATATTTTAGAAAGTGGCGAAAGAATTCACCCAGTTACAATGTGGCATAGACATAAAACAAGGGCGTTTGAAACTTTAAAAAATAAATATCCAAATATTAAAAAAGCAAACGGAAGACAATTGAAATTTATTTATAAATTATGACACCAAAAGAAA